TGACACAACTATCAACAGTTGATGGTCAAGGTGTTGTAGCAGTTCGTTACGTACCCTAATCTTTAAGGTTAAAAACAGGACTCGCAAGAGTCCTGTTTCTAAAGACTATTAATATAGTTTTTAGAACCAGTAGGAGAAATTAAATGGCCGTTAATCTAGTTACAAAAACAGAATGTAAAAATTACTTAGGAATTACTACTAGTAACAGAGATACGGAAATAGACTTTCTTATTCCTAAGGTAAGTAAATTAGTACAAACATATTGTCGTAGAGGCTTAACAGAATATGCAAATGCTACTGTATATACACAGTATGATAATGGTGGCTATGATAAGATTATACTAAAAGAAACCCCTGTTATAAATCTTATTAGTTTTGGATATAGTACTGACTATGGTGTAACATATACTAGTTTAACACAAAATACTGACTGGTTATTGGATGGAGACTTTATAATTCCTATTAACTATCAAGGTATATTTAAATATTATCTACGAGGATATAAAATAGAATATTTTGGTGGTTATGATGATTTACCAGACGACTTAAAGTTAGCAGTTTTAGATTTAGTAGAGTACTACATGAAAAATAATAGTGCTGTGCATGTTAATAGAGATATAGGACCTAATACTACACAAATACAATATGTAGCTAGTACAAACTTTCCGGCACATATTAAGCGTATACTAGATCAATATGTTGTGGATTATACGTAATGAGTAGTAATAAAAAATTAGAACAAGGTATTACTAGTGCCATAGAAAAAGATCAGCAAAAACAAGCTGAAACTATTTTAATATCTGCAAGAGCAGCTATGGCTATGCAACCACATTTTGTGCCTATACAAATTGATGATTTAAATATATTAGAGCTTACGTTAAAAGGAAAAATTGCATTTGCCCAGAAAGAACAAACCGAGGCTGAGATAAATTGGGTAAATTCAATGAAAAAACAATATGCTGAACAAAAGCAAGCTCTTGAAGAAACAGGAAAGAAAAAAGCAGGCAGAACAGACCAAGAAGAATTAGAAGCAATTTATAGAGAAACTATAGGTAAAGCTTTAGGTTTAATAGTATATGATTTTCAAGATTTAAAAAAACAACTACTTAGATTTATAAAAGCTAGACATAAAAATAGTATAAGAATTATACCTGGAAATAATAGAAGAAGTGGTTTTTATGCTAATGGTAAAAAGTTGGATATTATTAGTTTTGCAGAATTATTAAATATAGGCCCAGCTATTGTATATTTAGGTGGCTCTACAGATAATAATATATTAGGGGTCATGTATGCTAGTTACAGTGCTGCTGGTAGCGGCTTATTTACACCTTTCTTTAATCAAATGTTGGCTGGAAAAGATGCATATGTACCAGAACTAATGGGGCGTGCTCCTTCATTATTGCAAATATCTGAAGATTATATTAAAACAATAGAAAGTGCACAAAATAAAGCAAGCGGAAAAATTAAAAATATTCTTGGTATAGATATAGGACATTTAGCTGGAACAACTTCATATATTCGTACTGTTTTACAACAAAAAATAGAAAATATAAGAACCTGGCTAGATAGTGCTGAAGCAATTTTAACACAAGATAGAAGAAATGAAATTCTAGGAATATTAGATGAACAATCTAATAAATTATTATCGGAATTAAGTAAAAATGTTCCTGGCAACCAAACTTATGGTCAGCTAATAGAAAATAAAATAATTGAATTAAGAATTGATCAATTTTTTACTAATTATAATATTATTGTTGTAGTACCACAAGAAAGATTTGAAAATCAATATTTTTTTGGTACGCAAATAGAATATGTAATAGCTAAACATGTTCGTGATAATATAACAGAATATAGAAAGTCTCCTACCTTAACCGAATTTATTACAACTATACTAGTAGAAACTCTCAAAAAAGGTAAACTTAGTCCTAATTTAAAAAATTATAAAAGTAGTAAAATAACTAAATTAGTAGTTGCTGGTGTTAATAAAAAATTAACTTCTATTAAATTTTCTAAAGGTACTGTTAAAAAAGGCAATTTAACTTCTGGAAAATTAAATACAGTAAAAAAACAAAAACCAGTTAGTGAAACTGTTGTTGATGATACAATAACTCTGCAAAAATTGTTAGACGCTAATCTGGTTCAAACCATAAAACAAAACATGGGTAGTGGCAACAGGCGAGACATACTTAACCTACGTAGTGGCAGATTTGCAGAAAGTGTAAGTGTAGAACGATTAAGCGAAAGTCGTCAGGGAGCTATAAGCGTATTTTATACATATATGCGTAATCCTTATGCTACTTTTAGTGAGGGCGGACGTCAGCAAAATCCACGTAGTAGAGACCCTAAATTGCTAATCTCAAAATCAATTAGACAACTGGCCCAACAAATAACTCAACAAAGATTACGGGCTGTACTAGTATGACTAAACGCAGACAAATAATTCAAGCACTAGCAGATAAAATTAATGCTAGTATAAATGGCGGTAGTCCTTATCAAACTAACTTACAAAATCAGTGCTTTGCCAAGCTAAAGTTTTGGGACGAAGTAAATGATTTTCCTAGTGTTTATATAACACCAGGTAGCGAAACTAGAGACTATCAACTAAGTAATTTTGCTTGGGGTATGCTAGGTGTATCTCTAAAAGTATACTGTAAGGGTGAAGATGATTCACAAGAACAACTAGAGCAACTACTAAGTGATCTAGAGATTTGTATAGATGCTAACAGACAACTTGTTTATGATCTAATAAATGGTTATGAAACTACAGAAATACTCATAGCTTCAATAACTACAGATGAGGGATTATTGTCTCCCTATGCAGTTGGTGAAATTAACTTACAGGTCCGCTATCAGATCGTGTAAGCAATCATGCTAGTTTGCTAACCACAGATAAAAATCTAGTCTAAGTATAATTAGCATACTAATATAAAAGGAATAGATATGGCTTTAAATTTAATTCGTAATGCAAGAATGTTCTTTACAACTAATATTAGTTCTACAGGAATAGTTCAAGCTAGTGGATTTACTAATGCTAATACATTTGAAATCCAGGTATTAGATGGTTTAAGTTTTAGTCAAAATACTACAACTGAAACTATAACAGTTAATGAAGCTGGCGATAGCCCAATTCGTGGTCAACGCCAGTTTAATACAGCTTTAGATCCAGCAGAGATTACATTTAGTACATATATTAGACCATATAAACTAAATGAAACTGGTGCTTTACCAGCTTGGAATGCAAGTTTTGCTAGAGTAGATCCATCGAATGCTAATGCTACACTTGGTAATGGTACTGGTAGTACACAAATTGCTACAGCTTATGGACCCAATACATTTATATATGCTGATGCAGCACCTGCAGGTGGTAGAACAGCAAGATTTAGTCCTGTATTTAATAGTAATAGTCAATTAATTGGTATTACAATGGTAGATGCTGGTGCAGGCTATCTTGTATTGCCTTCAGTATATATAGTAGATCCTGATACTACAGCTGAAACTGGTGCTGACTTAGTACAAATAACTCTAAGTGGTTCATTAACTACAGGAGCAAATATTGTACCAGAAGAATATGTATTATGGGAAGCATTTGCTACTGGTTTAGGTGCTACAAGCGGTTGGGTTCCAGGTAGTAGCTTTAGTGAAGTTAATTTTAATAGTAGTTCTAAAAATCAATTAACACGTTTTGGTATGATTATTGTACTTGATGGTACTAGTTATTTTATAGATAACTGTAGTTTAGATCAAGCTAGTATTGATTTCGGACTAGATGCTATTAGTACTATTGCTTGGACTGCTCGCGGTACAGAATTACGTTCTGCAAGTACTAATATTACTATTAATGATAGTACAAATAGTCTATCTGGAGGCGCATCAGGTAATTTTAAACCAAAAATTACTAGTGCACATTTTTTAGCTAATAAATTAAGCACAGTAAGTATTCAATCAATTACTCGTGGTGGTCAGACTGTTAGTGGAGCTAGTAAAACTTATACACTAGCATTAACTGGTGGTAATATTACACTTGCTAATAATATTACTTATCTAACACCTGCTAATCTTGGCATTGTTAATAAGCCTGTTACTTATTTTACAGGTACTCGTGCTATTAGTGGAAGTTTTAACTGCTATTTAAAAACTGGTAGTAATAATAGCTATGGACTAATGCAAGATATGCTAGCTCAATCAACAACAAATGTACAACCATCTTTTGATGTTGAATTACATATTGGTGGTAAAACTGGAGATCCTATAAGACTACAAATTGATTTAGACAGCTGCGTATTTTCAATACCAACAATTAATACAGAGCAAGTTGTTAGCCAAACATTAAACTTTACAGCACAAGGTAGCACTGGTGGTGACTATGATCTTGCAGCTACTAATGAAGCAGTAATTAAATACTATAGTATATAATTAAATAGGGGTGCTATATAGCACCCCCTCTATTAACCAAAGGAAATTAAATAGATGTCTAGCTTATCACTAAAAAACATGCTTGTTCCTAGCAAGGAAGTTACTGTAGAGTATCCAGGTATGCCAGGATTTGAAATTCAAGTAAGTTTTTTATCCAGAGAAACATTACAAACAATTCGTAAAAAAGCCACTAAAACTACTTTTAAAAATCGTCAGCCTGTAGAAGAACTCAATGACGATTTATTCTTAGAACTATACGTTCGCGGAAGTATTAAAGGCTGGACCGGCTTAAAATTTAAATATCTAGAACAATTAGCACCAGTTGATTTAGCTGATCAAGATCTTGAGCAAGAACTAGAGTATAGTGAAGAAAATGCACTTTACTTAATGAAAAGCTCTACTAACTTTGACAGCTTTATCAGCGAAAAAGTAACTGACTTGGGAAACTTTTCCAAGAGCAAGTAGATAGGGTAGAAGAATTATTAGATAATTATTTTCAAAATCGTGACTTAGGTGTTACTAAGGATCAGTACTATGAAATGTGCGATATGCTTGGTAATGAACCTAATCTTGAGGAAGTTCCTGTAGAATTTGATGACCTACCTAACATAGTACAACAAGCTTTAGAAATTTATGGCTATCTACCTGATCGATGGGAAGGTATGAGTGCTACATTTATGGGCAAAGACTATTCAATTGTTTTTGAGTTATTTACAACATACGAAATAGAATCAAATATTGAAAAACGATTATTACTAAGAATTATGAGTGTTATTGATGGTATACGTAGCAAAATAATTCAAGGTAAACAAAACTCAAAAAAGTAAAAAAAAAAAAAAAAAAAAAAAAAAATACGGGAAAACAACAC